CATAAGCGGCCACCGATAGTCCGCTCTAAGAGAGCCTTAAATCCCGTCAGGTCTTCCTGTAGACTCCAGTTGTTCCCTATCGTCTCCCCAAATATCTTGTGCTTCTCAGAAACAAGGTCGTGAAAGAATTCGTCAATTGTATCCTTCATCAGGACATACTCTACGTTAGTAGCGGCTGTCTTTATGGATTTATCCGGGTTATAAAAGCGAAACTCGAATTGTTCTTCATCAGCGGAAGACCATTGCCGCTCTAGGATCAGGACATTATTGACATAGTGAAAGTCCATCCCAACTCCTCCCGCGAGGGTGTTAATAACTAGGACTCTTTCGGCTGAGGTTTCAAAGGCTCTCATAACCCGGTCCTTATTTTCCGCGTTATCCTCGCCGCTCAGCCGGAGGGCTCCTCCTATCGGCTTAAGCTTGAATGTTAGGAGGTCTCTTACCGAATGGTGGTGAATCCCTATCGCGAGCCGCTGAGTGTCTGATTCGTCTAGCAGGTCACTAGCATAAGAGACCGCCCAATCCACCTTAGCGATTCCGCATATACGGCGCAAGGTCATTAACTCACCTATGTTGTCAAAGAACTTAAAGTTATTCCTAGCGGCATTCTCTTCTATCTTGTCGAGAGTGGCGTTATAGGCTTTCCTTAGGTTATCGTCAGCCATAGGAATAATCGTGTAGAGCCGATTCAGCGCCGGAAGGTCAGTGTAAACGTCTTCCTTCTCTCGCCTCAGGACAAACGGCGCTATGATGTTCTTAAAGGCATCCATCCTGTAAGGGTGAATCCTATTCCACTTCCCGCTCTCGGACTGAGTTAGGTAGTTTCTCCGGAAGCTCGCTAGCGAGGGAAACTTATCAGGGGCAATGATGTTTAGCGGCACAAAGTACTCCTCAGCCCTATTCTTAATAGCGGTACCAGTGAGCATGATAACTCCACACTTCCGCTTAGTCTCGATCTTCTCTAGGTGGCTCGTGTGATGGTTATAGGCGTTACACTGAGGACAATAGGCGGTCTTAGAGGCGACTCGCGCCCTCGCGGTCTCTTGAATCTTTACCTCCTCCGTCCAAGCATGAGCGCAGTTAGTACAGGTGAAGGGTATGCTCATGACTATTTCAGACTTCGATATCTCCTGAAGGAACTGAATCAGCGCCGTAGAACGCTGCGACTGAGCATTCTTAAAGGAATGAGCTTCATCAATAATCACTAGCTTAAAGCCGAAAGTTAGAAGCTTCTCTACTACACCCTTCTTAGAGAAGGTATCCATGCTCATAATGTAGGCTGAGAAAGCCGGAGGTATGAAACCTTTGCTTCCGATTATCGGATAGATACCAAGAGGGAGAGAGTCAGTCCATTCCTTATATTCCCTGATCCACTGCCAGAGGTTAGCTGACCTGACGAGTATTAAACAGGGAGTCCGTTCCGAGTAGGCATTCGCGAGGGCTAGGAGAGACTGAGGAGTCTTACCTAGTCTCATTTGGTCGCCTATCACGCAATTGAAGCCTGAGTCCAGAATGAACTTAATTCCGTCCTTCTGATAATCGCGAGCCACTTTGTCGCCGGATACCGAAGTGAACTTAAGCTCATCAAGCTTAGGGGCGACTGCTAGCGGCTCTACGAAACTATGGCCACACTTGTAAGTAGCGAGCCGCTCAGTCTCGGATACTTTTACCTCGGAGGTTAGTTCTAGAGTCCTTCCGCATATAGCGCAGAGAGTTGTTAGCTTAGCCATGAATCACCTCCCGCTAGTCTAGTTAGGGTGTATTCTAATTTTCTGTAGTGAAGGACTCCAGAGGCGAGAGTCCAGAAGGTATAGCGGCATCCTGCTACTAATAGGCATAGAGGGCCATTCGCCCGGTAGGCGAAAGAGTAGGCTGTAGAGAGTCCAGTGAAGGCGATCATATCTTAAACCCCTGAGTCTCTTCTACCTTAAGCTTCCATTCGGTGTATATCTTGTCAAAGGTCCTGATAGCGGCGAGGAACCTAGCAGGTGATGTTCGCCTGTCATCGTCGCATGTAGCGTGAAAGCTCATCGCGTGAAATGCCGAGAGCATTATTGTGTAGAGGTTCATAAGCCTAGAGCCTCCCCGTTCCATTACAGAACTTGCAATGCGGTCTAGGGGCGAACTGATCTCTAGCAGGCCCCTCCCAGAGTACCTTGAAAAAATTAGTCTTTCGTCCTGACTTTAGAGTCCGCTCATAAGAATGCTCTATGCTTACCATAGTGCAATGGTTTGGTCTCTGTCTCACTAGTTCCCAAATGTCAGCCGCTTTAACATCGTGAATTGTCCTGATACCGTCATAGGCGTCAGGGTCTTTTGCCTTATCCATGTAAGGCGGGTCTTCCCAATACGTTAGGTTTCTCATAGTGTTTTCCTTTAGGTGTTTAGACTTCCCTTCAGACCTTTAGCTTAATTCTCCCTTGCTTAATAAACTCCGCATCCACTATCTGCTTAGCGGCTGACTCCGAGACTCCGTTATTCATTAGAGCGCGGAGCGCCTTATCCCTATCCGAGAGGGCGACTCTCTCTCGCTTAGTCGGCTCCTCGCGTATCACTGCTACCTTAGCGAACTTCGCTTTCTCTCGCTCATCGAGAGCCGCTTTGATGTTCTTATAGTTCTTAGCGAGTATTAGACTCAGCCCCGCTGAAATTGCCTCGAACCTCGCGAGGACTAAGAAGAGGGAGTCCTGATTCATTTCAGCTAGCCACCTAGTCGCACCTAGCTGACATTCCGCATGGTAGCGATTAGTAGAGGGTGAGCAATCCATAAGCGGCTCTATCAAGAGTCTAGCTGCGTTCAGGATATCGTACTCTCTCAGGGAGATGGTTACCGTTCCCTCCCGCTGAATAGCAAACGCGGCACAGCGAGGGTGAATTAGCGGCTCTCCCTGACGAGAGTTAGACCACCGATACTCGGTCTCGGTTAGACCTAGGCCACAAGCTGAGCATAGAGCCTCAGCCGGATTATAGTCGCTTTCAATAGGTGTCATCTTCTATTAAACCTCCTAATCGGGGCACCGTGTAAATCTTACATACCCCAGTTTCGCCCTCTGTTCGCCTCACGCCTCAGTAGGTGAGTGGGCGGCTCTAGACAGTATAGCTACGATCCTGTATGGTGTCAAGGGCTTTAAGGGCTTTAGCCTCAAGTATTTCCGGCTTTTTCGCACAGCGGGTCTCTCCCCCTCCCTTTGCCGACGGGCACACCCTCGCTATGTAGAAATTACATAGTAACTTAAGTAGTTGATTCTAAAGCCTCTTTCCCCCATAGGGTCTCAGAGGAGACCGTATAGGGGGGGAGGGTTTATCTATTATATATATATTATTATATAACTAAGCACTTAACCCACTATGTAAATTTTACACACATAGCGAGGCCTCGCCGGTAAAAGACCCCTCCCTCTGGCAAGGCACTTTTTCCCGCTAACCTACTCATTCTAAAGCACTTAGGCGACTTTAAGCGTATATAAACGTAGTCCAACTGTCCGATAGTATCCAGTTTCGCGCTGTGCTATACTGTCCGATAATGGGAAAATACTTCTCTACTAGAGTAAGGGGGATTAAAATCCTAGGATATTTTTTCTATTAACTCGCCTTTTGGGCTTTTTGCGCCGCAAATTGGGCTTTTTGGAGTGGAGTTAGGCTGTTTCGAGTGGAGTTAGGCTCTCGCGGGGCGAAGTGAGGCTCAGCCGACCTGAAGTGAGCCGCTTTTGGAGTGAAGTTAGCCTCCGAGAGCCGCAACTAGCGCCTCCGCTTGCCGAAGTGGAGCGAAAATACTTTGAAGTTCCTCCAAAAAGGGCTTGCAAACGAGCCACGATAGGCTTATCATCATAGTGTAGTCAAATTCACTAGCGGCTGAGCCGCAACTAAGGATGACCTAGCATGGCAGAACAAACGATTCCAGTACCAGTACAGAAAAGCTTTTTCGATCTCGACAGTTTCGAGGACGTGACCCTCGTTAAGGAGGGAAGCTTCGAACCAGTCGCGGATACCGCTAGCGCGTTAGCGCGAGTCGGAAACGATGCCAGCAAGTTTCTCGCGCTCGTTAACGAAGGACTCAAGGCTGAGTATCAGCGTCAGTTCCGCGCTGATCCTTCCGGCTGGATGCTAAAAGATGAAGACGGTAACCTGACTCCGTTTACAGGGACTCCGGCTGATTCCGTAGCAGTTGGAGCGTTGGTCCTGAACCTCGCCAAAACGGTATACCGCTACTCTAAGGAAATGTCAGCATCGGATAAGGCGAAAGCGAAAGAGTCCGCTATGACCCTTATCAAGAATACCGCCGACATCCGCGAGGGATTGAAAAAGAACGGAGCGGCTCTCGCGTAACTTCTATTAAACCTCGTTGTCCTATTAAACCCCTGTTAGGTCATTCTAGGCTTGACAGGGGTTTTCTCATTTGATAAGATAGAGTCCTATGACAAACCCTAGAACGAAACAAACCTACTGCGAATGCTCCGATTATCAATGTCCCGTTCACGAGCATTTTGCCCATTGCTTTCAGGACGGCTCGCGAGTCCTTTATCGCATTGATATGATCGACAATACAGGGACTCTCTTTTGTCCCGATTGTGCTGATGACGCTATCCTTTGCGGTTTATTCACGACTAAGCCTCAGGGAAAGCGAGGATGGCGCTAAGGTCTCCTCCCCGCGCTAGTCTCTCAGTTTCGCTTTCCTAATAGCCTACTCATTCCGGAGCATATCCGAGTGAGTAGGCTTTTTGACGTTAGGGCTTGAGCATATCTCAGCCGCTCAGCCGCTCTCGATCTCTCAGCCGCTCCTAGCAGTCTCCTGGCAGTCTCTTCTAAGTCTCATCCTCAGCCGCTCAGCCGCTCTCTAGCAGGTCTCTAAGCTCAGCCGACAGCCGCTCAGTATAATACCCTAGTTTCGAGTAACTATTACACCTATCGACGTTCAATAGGAGACCTGGGATTCCTGAGGCTCTCAGCCGCTCAGGGAGACCGCTATTTTTTCAGCCAGTGACCTATGACGCGGGGGAGATCAGATCAGCCAAGAGCCTCTAATGATTTTGGCTATTAAAATGCGTGTCGCCAATACACTACCTATGGGTGTACAATAGGAGAGCCGATCTTAGTATCAGTTTCTCTAATACTAGCAGGCTCTCTCAGTATAAGCTAGACTGATATTATCTTTGCCTTTTGTTCGCTCTATTAGTATAAGGTTACCTAATACTAGACTCAGCCGACTGAGGCTCTAGTCTAGTAGAGTAGAAGCGTAGCTAGTCTAGTAGAGTAGTCTAGATTCCAATACCCAATCTCTAGTAGACTAAGGATGATTCAATCTACCCTACTCTACTAGACAATAGGTGATTCCTTCTACTCTACTCTACTAGAGATAGGATGATTTAATCATGTTTACTCCACCAGATTTAGGATGATTCCGAGCCGAAACCACCACCCTCCGGTGGAGTACTCCCCCAGGCGGGAGGGGTGGAGTCTGACAATTTTCAACCGACCCAACACGTAGTTGTACAGATGTATAAAAAAGGAGAAATATGAGCGAAAAATACACCGACGGAACCTATTATAAGGGCTTTGCTCTTCAAGTGGAGGTAACTGTACCTGAGCTTCCCTATCCTTATAGACCGGAGGACTCTGCCGCTGACAGGTTGGCTTATCAGGCGGAGAATCCGGGCGGGGAGCTGGAGATGATGCAGCTTATCTGTAATCAGGAGGCGATTGGTATGGGGAATAAGGAGGCGGAGAAGGTAATTAGGGAGTATAACAACTCGGTTTGTCAGTATTGGGATAACGGGGGAGAGAAGAATACTTATGGATATAAGCTGCCTCCGCCGCTAGGGGATATAGGGTACTGCTATAAGCCTGCTACTGTGGCTGGAGAAGGACTGGAGACAAAGGCCTGGGCTTTGGAGCCGGGGACGACTCTATACACGATTCCTAATCCCCTGCTTCCGCAAGCAAGTCCGGTAGTTAATCCGCCTGATGTGCATACGGGGAGGAGATAGGGAGGCTAATAGTTCAGTGATCTGGGGCCTGTTTTCCTGCCGCTTCGGGCCTGGGAGAAATAGTCTCTAAGTGACTGAAACCAAAGGCAAAAAAGGCTTGACAAACGCCTGCCGCTCGTGATACGGTAAGAGACACATCGAGTGGCTAAGTGGGGAGAGGTTTGAGGAAAGACGCGGTTCTCGGTTAGCTTTTCTCATTTCTCTCCCTTGTTTTATAAGAAGAGAAGATAATGACACCTAATACTCTCCACCCACTCGAATATGCCCTTTCTCGCTTAGAGAATTCTCCCCTCCTACTGCTCAGACAGCGCATGGCTGAAAGGGCAACTGCTGTTGCCAATCCTCACACCGGAAATCAAGAAAGTCCTGAAGTCAGTCGGCCTGAATCAAGACAAGCCTGAAGGCTCTAGTCTAGAGGATAGCCTCGATAGCGCAGGACTCAGCCTCGAAAGTACCCTCAATACAGTCTCGCATATAATGGATCATGGAGATACTGATACCATTAGGCTAAATGCTGCTAATACTGCCCTAAAGCTCAGGGGCCTTATGAAAGACGCTGGCGCTACTGTACCGAGTGTTACTATAGTAATCAGGGACAGCGGCGCTCCTCTAGTTAATCCTATTCTAATCCCTCGCGCTGCCGCTACTGCGGAGCAGGAGACTATACAATAAGTCCCCCGGCCCGCGAAGCGGGCGGCAGGCTTGCTTATTCAGGCAAGATTACTAATAAGATAAAAAGCCATGACTCTAAGACCAACCGACCCTAATTCGCCTTTCCTCCCTAATTCAGTAGCCCTAATAACTGATGCCGCCATGAGGGATCTAATGGTAGAGAAGCTTGCTCTTGAGAGGACTCTTGAGGCTCTGGGGACCTTGCCTCAGGCTCAGGAAGCTCAGAAGTCAGCTCCGAAGGAGACTCCTAAGGAGGAGAAATAATCATGCCGCTACAGATATTCTTTTGGGTACTGATGCTATTGTGGCTGGTCCTTGGCCTCTGGAGTGACTATGTTCCCGGACAGCCTTACCCGTTTAAGGTATGGGGCGGGAATCTATTGCTCTTTGTCCTCCTTCTGATCCTCGGATGGGGCGTATTCGGTGCGCCGGTTAAATAGGAGACGAAAGCATGAGCAAACTAACGGTATCTGACCTATCTAATGCCCTAAGCAGTGCAATAAGCGGGCGATCTGATGAAGTGGTGCCTTATATCCTCTATTATAGGACCAATATCACTCAAACCAGCTTCAAGGTATTTCTCTTCGACCTAGGCGGCTTAACTGCTGCCGCGGCTAGGGCTAAGGCTCACTGTAAGGTAATGGGCTATAGGTACGTATCAACAGCGGCCCTGATAAGTGATCTCGAAGCGGAAGAGTCTGCTCACACGGCAAGCCAGGGAGACGCCTTTGGAGCTAAGCGTGAGCCTGCTATTAGCCCTACACTATAGTGATGCGGAGAAAGGCGCTATTTTGGCCGCTATTGCTATCCTGCTCCTAGTTGTGGTCGGAGGCGCCCTGATCCTAATTCTCTGGAAGGGGAGCGGAAAGATTAGATGATCTCTTGTTGAGGTACTTGGTAGGGGTAAGGCCTCTAGGAACCTGAGGATGCACCCTGGTTCGACTAAGTACCTCACAAGAGTAGGCGAGAAGCGATGCCAACAGCAGTAGAGTGGTTCTTATTAGCCGTAGCGCTTCTTGCTGTAGGCTATGCAATACATAACGATAAGGACAGAGGAGACAAAAGAAAATGAGCAGAGTTCATGTAAGTGGTTGGCTAGAGGTTAGTGAGACTTCTACGGGAGTTGATCCTGACTACGGTATAGAGTCAGGCGAGCGGCCCGATAATAGCCTGCCAGGAGGTAGGCCGCCCCACGTAGGTAATAAGCCGCCCGGAAGGCCAGTGTTACCCCCGCACGTCGATAATAAGCCGCCCGTTGCTCCCGCACACCCCTGGCTTCCTGGCCGCTGGGAGATAGTAGATCCTGGCTGGGGAAAGCCTCCTCTGTTGGTATTCTTCCCCACTGATCCGGGATTCGGCATCGAGGAATCTCCAGTCGGGCCGGATAATTCCCTCCCCGGAGGCGTCTGGATTCCGTGTGATCCTGATTATGGAATTCCTATTCATGGCTGTGGGCCGAGTAAACCTAAGCCGCCGCTTTGGGGCTGGTTACCTAAGCCGCCTGACTTCGGGAAGCCGCCTGCTATTGACACCAAGCCGCCTGATGCCGGGACCAAGCCTCCAGAAGGCGCCGCGCCGAAGACGACTAATTACTAGCTAATAGCTCCTGGTAGGGAGTTCTCAGGGATCAAGACTCGTCTCCTGTGCCCTGATTCTCCCTATTGGGGGCTGATTACTCTTTGCGAAGCAAAATGCCCTGGACTCCCAAGCAGGTAAGATATCTTCTCTCTAACGGCAGTCCTCTCTCTGCTGAGAAGAAGCAGAAAATGAAGGGCGAATTACATGCTGACCCAGCAATGGGACATATGCACAAGGGATTTGTTAAGACTTTAGCATCCAAATTCAAGAATAGGAGTAAGAAATGAGCGATAAATGCCCGAAATGTGGAGCTATTAACTGTAAGGATCATAGCACTATCAACCTAGCGGTTAAGAAGATGGCTCCTGTTTCTAAGAAGAAAGGGAAGTAGTCCGATTAAACGTGATCAAATAATGGAGTTCGAGGTTCAATTTAGAAATCCGGGGCAGAAAGAATTCTACTACGCCACTCCTCGCAATCAAGTATTTTCCGGAGCCTTCAATAACGGCAAGACCTTTGCCGGCTGTCTGAAGGCAATTACTCTCCTCCTTACCTTCCCGCGGTACCGCATGATAATAGCCCGCCAGCGGTATACCGATCTCAAGAAAACTACGATGCAGACCTTCTTTAAGCTCCTGCCGCCTGGCCTGGTGGAGAGCCACAATGAGCAAGAAGGAATCACTAAACTTAAGAACGGCTCTACTGTTTACTGGCTCCATCTCGATGCCTCTGATGAGCACTCGCTACGCGGGATTGAACCTAACTCGATCCTAGTAGATCAGGCGGAAGAGATAGATGAGAAGGTCTATGACGTGCTCGATAGCCGCTTAGGCAGGTGGGACGGCTACTCGATACCTGATAGCCTGCTTAATAGTTTACCAAACTGGCCCACCACCCCTTACGGGCTTAAATTAGCCCCCTCGTATCACATGCTTCTCTGTAATCCTGACACTGAATTCCACTTTATCTATAGGAAGTATCACCCGGACTCTCTTGAGAGGAATTCTAATTACTTCTATACCGAAGGAGCCTGGGATAGCTCGCTTGGATCTTATGAATCCTATACCGAGGCCCTTAAGAGGGATCCTGAATGGGTCTCTAAGTACGTAAAGGGGCAGTGGGGACGCTCTAAGGCTCAGATACACACACTGGATAAGATGAGTATTCTAGAGCCTACTGAGGAGTTGCTTGCGCGTATTAAATCTAGGGGGAACCTATTCCGCTCGCTAGACCACGGAGAGGCCGCGCCGACCTGTGTACTATGGTTTGCCGCTTTGGACGGTGTTTATATCTGTTACCGGGAATACTATTCTCCTGGCAAGGTAATTAGCTATCATAGGCAAGCGATTGCTGACCTAAGCGGCACCGAGGAATATTCAGGGAATTATGCTGATCCCCAGATCTTCAAGAAGACTAGTCAAAAGGACGGCGGATTCTGGCGGACTTATGATGAGTACATAACTAAGGATATAGACGCCCCTCCTCTGACTCTCTTAGCGGCAGATAATAATGAGTATGCGACAAGGAACAGGATCAATGAGCTACTGCTGGTGTCAAGCAAGTACAGACACCCGCTGGCTAACCTGCCAGTTGTACTCGGAGAAAGTAAGTATCGCGAAGCGGCACCGGGGCTTTACTTTATTAAAGAATCACCGGCTTATCCCCACGGCTGCAAACAAGCTATTATTCAGCTTCAGGCTCAGAGGAGAAAAGAGCTGGGAACCATAGAGGGCAAGACTATTTACTCTGATGACCGCGATCCCTCCGTCCCAGATCATGCTTATGATCCCACTAGGTATTTCGTCGCAATGCACGGAAGTCAGCCTAATAATAGCCGTAAGCGTCCGGCTAGGAACAGCTTTGCTTATTATAATGCTCTGCTACGTTATAAGCAACAGCAGCAATTAGTTGCAGGATCAGCGGGCGGTTAATCGCTCAGGGGATTGACCTCTCCTCTAGATTATCCGGACTATTGTCCGGAGGGTGTTCGCCATCACCGCCGCCGCGCTGAAGGATTTGCTGAAGGAAGTGCTTGTTTAATTGCTTAAGTAAGTAAGGAAATATGGACAGTCCTCAAGAGAGCGTATACAATCCCTGGAAGACTAAGGTCACCAACTCCAATAAGTTCTTTGGTGAGTGGCATACTAAATTCCGCTGCGATATTCTTGAGGAGTACTATGAAGGCTTTCAATGGAAGGGGAAGAAGGATTTCCAGACGGTTAACTATAATCCGTATACTATTAACCTGTTTTACTCTACGATTAAGATTAAGCTTGCTAGCCTTCTCTTCCAGAGGCCGAGTTACCTAGTTACGCCGCGTCCGGGGAATAGTAACTGGGACCTTGACTTTGCGGTTAGGAGTGCTGAGATTAAGCAGGATACTCTTAACACCATTATCCAGAATCCCAGGGTTAACTTCACTCAGCAGCTTAAGTTGGCCGCGCTGGA